GCTGTCGCAAATCGAAGTCAAAGAATCGATTAACGTGCAATGCAATTTGTGCAGTGCCTGCGTCGCTGTATGGGTCAACAAGCAAATCAATGCCACCGAAGTAAGCCAAGATTCCGCCCTGTTGGAAATTACCAAAGCAAAGCGCCCCCGCTGCTGCGGTTGTGCCATCCTCCAAAAATCCATTAACAAGATAAGGCGTAGCTACGGCGTTATACATATTGAAGCGGCCATTCTCCCACAATGCATTTACAGAAGCAACCTGCGCCAATGCCTTAGAAAGGCCGTAAGCGCCGGGACTCATAACGTACGAAGCGCCGGCAAGGTTTGCACCTGCTCCAAGTGCGTCGGTTTCCATGGTGTTTACAATTGCAGCAGTCAAAGCGCCATCACTTACGCTTGACTGATTTACGGCAGTCGACGCCATGATAGTATCAAAAGCATAGTCATCTATATAGGCATTCATGGCTGCGGCCAACTCGTTAGAGATGAGTGCATCCAATTCAGGGCCGCCTTGTAAAATCAATTGCTTGCTGTACTTGGTGTTAGCTGCAACTCGCTGAGGCGTCAAATCAACTTGGTCCATTTCCATGGTAGAAGCTGCATCCGCTGAAACTTCTGTTTCACCTGTTCCTACGGCTTTGTTGCTTACACGTGGAAACTGAAGGTTTCCGGTGGCGTTTCGAATTACAGTCGTTCCCAATCCTTCGACTACCGTTGGCGCTCGCAATGCTTCGATTGCAGCAGGTACAACAGTTGGAACGAATCCCGAACCGTCGCCGCTTCCTGCTTGAAAGTCGTCAGCAGCTCCAGCACGCAAAGCAATTGAAGGAATTGCAATTTGTCCAGCCATTTGTAGTCCTTGGCTTCGTGCTTCCTTGCTTGCCTCACTTGCCCATTCTGCTTCTGCACCTTCCAAGTTTCGACCGTTTGCAACGGCAGCGACTGCACGGCTTAGGGAAAAAGAACCATTCACGCGCTCAACTTCGCGCTGCTCGGATGCGCCGGCTGTACCGCTCTGCGCCATTCGTGCAACCATATCCTGCTCACGTGTTTTGTGCTTAATCTTCACGTCCAAATCTTGGATCATGTTATCCAACTTATCGCATCGCTCTTGCTCTGCTTCTGTAAGTACGCGGCCTTCGCTGTCCGCCTTTTGGCCAATGGCTACGAATTCTTCGTAGTTCGCATTGCGCTGGCCTTTCAAATCGTTTAAAGTCATCTTTGTAATGTTTTGCGTAAAGTTACGCGGTTCTGTTTTTATCATTTCAGGTTCTGCGCGTTCTTCCGTTTCCGGTTCTGCTGCTACCTGTTCTTCCTTTAATTCCTCCACTTCCTGCGCCGCCGCTGCCATGTTTCGCGCGTATACTGAAGCCGTCGGGCTTGCTGGGTATGTTACTGCTGAGGTATCCAATAGCTTGCCAACCTTGGTAATGGTTCGCGTGCTGCGGTCTTCGCTCCATTCGTCTGCCTCGATTGTAAAGGCAAACGAGCTTTGTGATATATCGCCGCGCTTGATCAGCTTGTAAAGGTCGCGCCCGTCCTGCGTGTCAGCAAGTGCCGCGCGATACTTCAAACCCTGATCGTCTACGCTGAGTTCTAGCGTGCCGTTCGTAGTTCGTGCCAATGGTGCGCCGGTATGGTTTAGCAAAAATCGAACGTCGTCTTCCATGACATTATCGAATGCGCCACGTGCTACGGTTTCTTTGAAGTAACCTAAATCATACTCTACTTCGAAATTGCTTGCATAGCCTTCGACTACCAAAGCATCATCGCCAGCGGCCCGCACTTCTGACGTGCGCAGTTCTACGTTTTCACCGTATTGGCTGCGCAGTTCATCGGTGCGCTTGTCGTCTTTATTGTCCATTATTATTTGTTTCTGAAACTTTATCGGAATAAGCGCCTAGCCTATCCAGTGCAATTTGATTGACTGCAACGGTATGCGTATCGCCTCCTTCCGTTGGGTTTAGTTCTTCCTTGCCCCTGACTTCGTTAATGCTTAGCACGCCGTTGTTGAGCATCTTCGTGTAGAAGTCCGCACGGCTCTGCATATCGCCCCGGTACAAATCGTTTAAATTAAACTTGCTGTATATCTGTGGGCGCTCGCGTGACTGGATTAGCTTACGATCAATTTCCTGCTCGATTCGTTTGGCCCATGGTGCAATTGTGTGCCGTGCAAATTGCAGGTTTTGCTGTTCAACGTTGTTGTATGTTGTTTGGCTTTCGAGCTGTACTAATGTAGGCGGCACGCTAAAAATGCGGCATATCTCTTCAGCCTGAAACTTACGGGTTTCGATAAACTGCGCTTCGTCGGGGCTGATGCTGATCCGCGAATACTTAAACCCAAACGGCAGCAACTTCGTGCCGGCCTGTTGTGCGGCCTTGTTCCAACTGCCTTGGATTATATCCATCTGCTCCTTTTTCAAAGGCTGGTCGCTAGATAGTATCCCCGTCATTTGCCCGCCGCTTCCAAAGTACTCAGCTCCAAAGTCCTCGGCTGCTTTGGCTAGTCCTAAATTCTCACGGTGCAAACGGATGGGCGACTTCCTTTGCAGGTTGCAAATCTCCAACATATTCTCAGCCTGTACGATGCCCACGTTCCGCACGCTATACACTAACTGACCATTCACGGTCTTGCGGTCTACGTCATACAAATCCAAGCACACCAAACTTGTAACGTACCCACGGCCATCGCGCTCGATGAGTGCGTAGCCAACGCCGTTAATGACTGCATTGCTTATTACCGTCTCCCAAAAATCGAAAGCCGTTTGGTATTCGTTGGGCTTGTATTTGATAACGTCATAAGCTGGATGCACGTTAGCCGGTTCTATCTCGCGGCCAGTGCGCTCATATACCTCTAAATCTAGGCTCGCCAAGGTGCTGGCAATCTTGTACACGCAAGCGTAAACCGTGGAAATGGTTAGCGCTGTATTCTCGTTTATGTTCGCACCGCTTACCGTAGTGCCGTAAATGCCTAGGTCATTCGCTAAGGTCTGCGAATCGTACTTACCTACGCGATACCTCAAAAGCGCGTTTAATCTGTCGCGAAGTGTTGCCATATGGGTTGCAATTTACTACAGGGAAATTATATCAAAATTCTGTTCTACCTCCTGCGGTGTTTTCATGTGTTCACCTATGCCCATGACCATGGCCACAATCGGGTCGATCTTGCCGCCGCTCTTTTGTTTGTCGGCTTTTATGTTGCCCGCCGGATCCATTTTCAACTCGACGTTACCAAGCGCCCAACGTAGGACCGGATCGCCATCGTGCCACACCTTGCCCGTTCTTACTAGCACCTCCAGTTGTTTGGTGGGTGACGACATAGATACAAAGCCCTGACCGAATGGCGTCAGTGGTACGCCGTCGTCCACTAAGTCGATTGCGATCTGCGTGCTGTTGTATCTGTCGAATGCAATCTTTTCCACTTGGTAATTATGCATCAAACTGGTGGCGTCTACTTCCTGACCGTCGGGCCGGTTCATCACCCCACTGACCAGCCGACGAATCGCCGCGTAGTCCGTTACGTTTCCATCTGTTAAGTGGAAGTTTGGAAGATCCAAAAAGGTGCGATAAATGTGCGACGGATCGCGGTCCAATATGTTGTCAATGGTATCGCTGGGCATAAAGTAATGACCGCGCACATGGTAGCCCTCGCCGTCCGGGTATACCATCACCAGCGCCGTCATATCGGAAACGCTTGCAAGGTCCAACCCACCCCAACAAATCCGCCCCGTCAAATCTTCCTGTCGTTCGTTGGCGCTCCATATTTCATCCTGTATCCAAGTTTTAGAAGCGGTCACCCATTTGTTTAAGTGCTTGGTTTTAAATTCAACCTCGCGCGATCCGCCTAGGTTAATGGCCTGTTGTAGTTGTGACTCTAGTAATTGCTGACGTAGCGCCACGCCCAACGATGGGTTGGCCTTTATCCATGTGCTGGAGTCCGTCCAGTCATCATCTTCATCCAGTTCATAGATCAACGCAAATTGTGCATCGTCGTGCTTCACTCCGTCGAGTATTTCCTTGCACGTCTTTTGCATTTCGTAGCATGGCGATTCACGGTTAAAGCCTGCCGTTGTAATGGTAAGGTGTAACGGGTTACGCCGCGCCTGCATACCTGAGCGCAGGACGTTTGCCACTCCATCAGTTGGGTGCGCGTGGTATTCGTCAATCCCTGCAAAGTGTATGTTTAAGCCGTCAAGTGTATCGCGCTCGCTGCTCAAGTAGGTGCATCGCGCTGAGAGCTTTGGCGCTTTTATATCGTGCTTGCCTGCTCTTAAGTGTCGCCTGAGTTGCGGCGAAATCGATACCATCCTTTGCGCTTCGTCGAATCCGATTTTGGCTTGGTCTTTTTTAGTTGCCGCAAAATAAACCTCGGCAGCTTTTTCCTGATCAAAGAAAAGAGCAGCGAGCGCACAACCCGCCATAAGTGTCG